CGGCTGCTGGTTGAGGTCTTGATTTCTACGAGACCGTCGGTGTCGCCAACGATGGTGCGGTCCAGCGAAGCCATCGCCCAAGGATGCTCCTTGAGGCGCACGATGCCATTCGACTTTCGCAGCTTCTTGCCAGTCTCGGCGGTGTAGTAGTCGGCGACTGCCTGCTCTAGCAACTGACCACGCTGGGCGGCTGCACCTGCCTGCTGCTCACCGACCTGACCAGTCAACTCTGCCCAGAGTCGGTAGGCCGTCTTGTACGGCGATGTGCCGTTGATCGCGGTGATGCCGGTGGCGGTAATGCCGCCCTTCCGCATCTCGAACCACTCAGGGCTGCGCTGTGGCGCAGCCGAAAAGATAAAGCGCTTGCTCACTGTGTGACCTCCTGTCGTGTCTTGTTGAGCGCCTTCTCTGCGGCGCGCAGTTTGCTCTTCGCTTCTGCTAGGCGCTCCTTGTCGCCATTGCTGTAGATGTCAACGACCTTCTTCCAGTGGCTGACATTGCAGTCAGAGCAGAGGCGCTCAATCAGCGACGGCTTGGTCTCGGTGACCATCTGCCGCGCGCAGATCACGCACTTCCACTTCTTCATCGGATCACCAGCTCGAACACGATGACCGCGATGATCCAAGCCACCATCAATGCGACGGTGAACTTGGCACGCTCTCGCGTTCGCTCTTGGCGCTCTAGGCGCTGGTACTCCGATGCGAAGTACGGCCGCACAACCATCTTGGGCGTGCTCTTACGATTGACTTTCACAGTGACCCTCCTACTACTAACACGATGATGAAACACACGATGAAGATTCCGTAGCCGATACCGTCAATGATTGCCGACTTTAGTTGAGCGGCTTGGATCGATTCTCTTTCGAGCGAGTCGTAATCAGCTACGAAGTTTGAGCGAACTACGAAGTTCGCAACCCTTTTGGTCTTCATAGAATCCGTCCTCCTATATTTAGGAATTGAAGACAACCGTTGCGTCACACGCATCGCAGGCAGTCTCGCCAAGCTCGTCCTCAACCCAGTCAGATAGGCGCATACCTGGGTTTACCTCAAGCACATTGATGACGCAATCTTGGCAACGCGCCTCGCCATCGCCGGTGAATCGATAGAGTCCTGCGTTCTGTACTTCTGCCATTTTGACCTCCTTGTCAGTTCAGCCGAGTGGCTGTGTCCTGCCTGACATAGGCATCATAGGGTCAACGCTTCGCGGCTGTCAACCGTGTTGCGTGAGTATCTTTTATGCAGGGTGGATAGCCCCTGGGTGGGGAGGGTCCACCCAGGGGAAGCCGTCTAGGACGGCTGCGACAAGTCCTCTAGAGCAAAGGCGATCAGGAGCCTCAGGCAGATGCCACACAGGAGCACCTGCTCAGACTCGACCTCCCAGACCCTGCTCTGTAGCTCACAGACCGAGCAAGTGCCGTAGGGGCGCTTGACTCGGACTGGCACGGCTTAGTTGCGCTTGAGGCCGTATGCCCCATTGTCACGATCTAGGGCCTTCACGACGATACCCAGCCCTGAGGCGAGACCGGCAGAGACGATGGTGCGGAAGTCGCCACCTTGGATGTCCAAGAGTGGGATGCCCAGACCGAGCGCCACCGAGATGCTGACCGTGAGGAAGGTGCGGACAAAGTCCAGCGCGATCTCATCGATCTGCGTGTTCGCGGCGATGTATGCGAGTGATGCCCAAATGCGCTTCATACCCTTTTCCTTTCTAGTAGCAGCGGCTGCTGCATTGATAACGGCGAGACCGTCTGCGGCGATAGCGCCCCAGTCAGCCTTGCCGATCTGATCCAACTGCGCCTGTACAGCGTCAGGTGTCTTAGTACCCTTTGCCACCTTTCGTGGCTCTGCGTGGCTCCTAGGTGCCTGTACGGCGACTTTGGGAGCAGGTGCCGCAGGCACGACTGGCGCTACGACCACAGGCGCTGCGACTGGCGCAGGAGCGGCGACCTTGCCTGGGTGCGTGACGATGAGCAGGCACTTGTAGTCGACTGCCACCTTCTTCGCCTTGACCTTGCTGTTGGAAATCTGGCGCAGCTGCGCCTCAGTGACCGGCACGCCGTACTTCTCAGCGGCGACCTTCTCGTCGCGTGTCGGACACGCCCACTGCCAGCCGTCAACAGGGTCATAGCCTGCGCTCGTCATATGGCCGTAGCCGTCGGTGATCTTCTTAGGGTCTTTCTTCGTCCAGTAGCGCTTCCAACCGTCGTGCCACTTGCTGATTGGTACGCCTGCTGGGTAGCCGATAGGCTGCTGCACCCAGACCATCAACGCAGCACCAGCCTTGGCAGCGGCGACTGCGTCTTCCCACGACTTTGCATAGCGAGCCTTGCCACCGAGTACGGCGACCGTCTGCGCGGCTTCCTTCAGTGAGCCACCGGCATCGCTGATCCCCTGCTTGTCCTTGCGCCCTGTCGCCTTCTCGAATGCGGCGACTCCCTGAGCGGCGGTGTAGTCCACGGTGTAGCCAGAAGCCCACGAGACTGCGGCCGCGCAGGATGACCAGGTGCAGTCATCTAGGATCTGCTTCGCGCCTTTGAGTTGCGCCTCTGCGTCGGCGTAGAGCTGCGACTTGACCTTGTACTTCACGCTGCGTTCTCCTTCTTGATCAGCACGGCGACTGCTCGACCGGCTGCGTCAAAGTCCAGAGCGGCGCTGACAGGGAATCCCTCCGTGCAGCCCTCTGAGTAGTCGTTGCCATCTTCGCCCTGCTTCCAAAGGGTGCCGCCGAAGGCGCTGTTCTCGGTGTTCAGTACGAGAGCCACCCACTCACCTGGCGCGGTATTGATGCGCGTCCAACCCTGCTCGTGGATCTGCTCGATGTGATCTGCTGCGCTCATTATTCCTCCATCCACCGAAGTGGTCCAGTGATTAGCCAGATCAATGTGAGGCCGCCGAAGAGTGCGGCCATCGTGGACTGCGTGTCGCCCTCTGGCAGAACGACCACAGCGAAGAGCAAGCCTAGGATCGTCCAGGCTCCGCCGACGAGATCAACGATGATGCGCTTGATCACTTGGTCACCTTTCTCGCCGCAGCAGCAGCACTAGATGCAGCAGCTACAGCAGCACTTGCCACCTGGCTGATCACGATAGCGACCGCGACCGGAGCAGCCTTCTCTTTCTCGGCAGGTGAGAGATCCTTGCCTAGGTTGGTAATCGCTTCGATCGCCTGCGTGACGGTCTCAGCGACAGCAGCAACAGCCTCACCAACTGCCGCAACCGTTTGCTCTGCAATGTTATCTGGTGACGGTGTCGGTTCAGGTGTTGGCTCCACGCTCGGCGCTACGGATGGTGAGTCAGTAGGTACAGGAGTGGGATCAGGAGTAGCGGACTCACTCGCACTAGGTTCTGGCGTAGGGTCAACCGTGGGCGACGGCTTGGGTGTGGGAGTCGGTGATGGGATCGGCGTTGGTTGGACACTTGGCACCTCACTTGGTGACGGCTCCGGCGTAGGTGTCGGAGTCGGCTCAATGCTTGGCTCAGGAGATGGTGACGGTTCTGGCGTTGGTTCTGGCGAAGGCTCCACAGTCGGCTCTGGACTTGGCTCTAGTGACGGAGATGGTTGAGGTGTAGGGAGCGCGCTAGTAGTTAGCCACGCAGCAGGAACCACGCCATAGCCGAGTGTTGGTGCGCCGTACCAGAGACGCGCACACGCGCCACCACCCCACTCAAACATCCAGATGTCGAGCGCATAGGACTGACCTGCGACGAGCTGCGAGTAGCCCTCATTCGGTCCAGACCAGTGACCGCCGCAGCCGTGAAAGTTCCAGTCATCAATCGTCAGCACGCCGTCTAGCGTCATGTACCAGCCATCGTCTGACCAGTTGAGGAACTCCCACTGGCCGCTCTCTGGCACGGTCAGCCAGCCTGTGAAGTGGACCATGAACATATCGGCAGGGCAGCCCTCAGCGGCAGGTGCGCCGCCCCAGTCAAAGTCAATCATTGAGACCACGCCTGAGTAGCAGACCGGCTGTGTGGGTGGCTCTTGCCATGGACCGAGACCGACCATCACGCCGTCATAGACCGTCATCGTCACGCCCTGCTGTGGCGTGTCCTCAGCGCGCACGATGGGCAGGAAGATGAGCGTGCTGAAGACGATCCCTAGCAGTGGGAACGCGGCGCGCTTCACTTGCTCAGTAAGACTGCGATGATCGGCACAAGCACGCTAAACATAAGAGCGGCTGCGACAATCATTCCTCCTTTGATTCTGTCCAGGTCTGAGCGCACCTCATCCAGCTTGGCAGAGTGTGCATCCAGGCGCTCGATCAGTTGGTCAATCTGGCGTGGGGTCATCGTGCCTCCAGCGCGGCAAGGCGCTCTTCAAGGTCACCAATGTGGTGCAACATCGCCGCCATTAGCACGCGCTCGTCGTAGCCGTCTGGCAAGCCTTGGCTGTCATAGGTCACGGCGCATCCAAGCCCAGCCTCAAGGATCTCTTCGGCGATCAGTCCAAGCGTCAACTGCCCAGTGCCGCGAAGGTTGCCGTCAGCATCTTTCTCAACCGGCTCAAAATGCACCGCGCGCAATCGCTTCACGGCCTCCAAAACCGAAGCATCAGCGGCGTGAATGTTTGTCTTTACACGGCGTGTTGATGAATCACGGCGCAGGCCGAATCGGTTGCTGCCTAGCGACACCCACCGTGCGCTGTTTGTGGTTGCGGTGGTGGTGTTGGGGATTGCATTCAGTTCACCGTTGCCGGTGATCGGCACGCTCGTGTCTGACCCAGTCACAAAAATGTCGCCGCCGCCTGATCCAGTAAATGCAGTATTGACGTCGTTTGCCTCAAAAGTTTGTGCAAAAACGTCGCGACTGGCTGTTACATCACCAGTCACATCAATAGAATCGTTGAAAATGAAACTGATGCCGTCGTGGTCAATGTATCGCGTCGTCTGCGTGCCAGGGAACACGCGAGCGACGGTGATGTTGGCGCGGTTCCCTGAGTCATTGCGAGTAAATTGCACCGCTGAAACACCTACGCCTGAGATTGTAAAGCCAGTGCCAAGGTTGATGTCGCTGCCGCTGACGGTCAGGTCGCCGCCAAGCGTCACATTGCCTGTGCCGCCGTTCGGCTCAATGTTTAGAACGCCGTTGACTTGCCGCACTCGTGTTGGCGAATAGGTTCCAGGCGTGGTGTACTCCGCGAATAGGTTCGTCTGATCGCCGCGAATCACACGAGCCTCAGTGATGTCAACGGTTGAAGGCGACGCTGGCGTGGTGCCGGTCGTTGATACCTTGATCTCAACATAGATAAAGGCTGCGTCCGAAGGTGCTGCATTTGTTGTAGCCAGGTCTGGATTCAGCCAGTTTGTGCCAGTGCCAAGAACGGCGAAGGTGGCGGTGGAACTGCCGCTTGATCCAGTTGTGGTGTAGTCCTGTTTGTAATACTGATAAGTAATAGTCACGCTGGCGTTTGCGGTGTTTGTTGCGCTGGCCGTGTTCAACTCTGGGATATGGGCAAAGGCGCGGTTGCGCGAAGAGGCGACTGGAACATACCGCGCCAAGGTCGCGCTCTTTCCAGAGACTGTTGAGGCAGCAATACTCCAGCGCAGCACATTGCCAGAACCTGCGGAAGCAGACGCAACAACTGCAGCCGTGATGGCTCCAGCGCTGTTGACATCCGTGAAGGTCCAGTACGGCAGAGGGTTCTCTGCGGTGATCGTGTCGCCTGCTGCATCCGGCGGAATGGCGAAGTCGCCGTTCGCCACGCCAGCCTGAATCTCTCGCAGCGCAGCTGGACCGAAGAGCAGCGCGGTCTCGCCGTCGCTCGATGTGCTGACGAGCGGTGCGCCCTTGTCGGCGTTTACGCCGCCCTCAAACGCTCCGAAGCCTTCTAGGTTTGTGCCGTACTTACCCATCTCTACTCTCCTGCAATGAGGCCGCGCAGCCCCTTCAGATACTGACGGCGGAAGTCCGCCTGGATCTCATACTGGACTTGGTAGGTTCCGCCACCCTCAGCGAAGCGCATCGTCACGGTGGGGATGTACAGAATAGCGGCAGAGAGGTCAAGCGCTGGAGCGGTGAGCTTCACATATTGCCCTGGTAGCCACGCCTTGACGAGCGTGTAGGTTGCCGCTGCCGTCAGCGCGTAGCCCTGAGTGAAGCCGTACTCCCAGTCAGGCGCAGAGGTCTGGCTGAGGTTCCCACCGGCAATGGTGAACGAGACGGTGCGTACTGGCTTGCCGCGCGTCACCATCGTGGCGCGAGCAAGAGCGCCGACGGTTGCGCCGCGATCCGCCTTGGCGACAATCTTTGGCGCGCTGAACACTTCGTGCGCCAGAGGACCGCTGCGACTCGCAAGCCCAGCGCCGTTGCGGCTGTAGGTTCCTGTGTAGGTGCGGAAGTATGGGTCGTTGGTTGGAGCAGTTGGGAAGGTCTGGTTGCTGTCGTAGCGCGCATAGGCTGAGTCAGCCTGCACAAAGATTCCCTTGACGATGTCCGAGTGGTCAAGGTTGACGGTGAGATCGCGCGCCAGCAGGCGCGTCACGGTGGAGCCGCTCCCAGTCTGCACGCTTGCAGGATCGGTGACGATCTCTGCCGGTGCCGTGGCGTAGGTTGGGGCCGTGGTCTTTGGTCCGTAGTTCAGTCGCCCATCGGTATCAACAAAGTAGCGGTACTGAATGTCAGCGATGCCGCCTGCCGCCTCTGCGACCTGATCCAAAGCGCTTTGCAGCGTGGATGCCTTGAAGGTCTGCTTGCCGATGGTCTGCGCGGAGCCTGTGTAGATCGCTCGCGTAGAGCCGCTGATCACGCTCGTATCAAGAATCTGGCGCGTGGTCGAGTCGTTGACCTGCGTGTTCACGCGACTGAGCAAGCCGTTGATGATGTCGCGGTCGGTGCTGGTGCTGGTGCCGAGCGTGAACGAGTCCACGAAAGAAGTGGCGCGAATAC